CACTGCAAGGGTTAAGCGTTGGGATGCTGATGATAGGATTATTCAGATTTCTATTGAAAATGGCAAGTTTGTTCCTGGCGAACTTTTAGTTGGCGCCGCTTCATCGGCTATATATGTTGTTGATGAATATTTAACTCTCAGCGAAGTTCCTGCTGCAGCTTCATTGAGAAACTTAGATGACTATGAAGAAAATGATGAAATTGAATTTGAAGCAGATCAAATTATAGACTTCTCAGAATCGAATCCATTTGGAAATTACTAATGTTAGGTACTTACTATTATCACGAAATTATTAGAAAAACTATTATAGGATTTGGAACCCTGTTTAATCAAATTTACATTAGGCATTATGATAAAAATGATGTTAATGTAGTTGATGAACTTAGAGTTCCTTTATCATATGGTCCTAGACAAAAGTTTCTTGCTAGATTGACTGAGCAATCGGAATTGAATAAACCAATTGCAATGACTCTACCAAGAATGTCATTTGAAATGGTTTCTCTAAGTTATGATGCAAGTAGAAAAGCAGGCGTAACCCAATCATTTAAAGCTTCTGATGGAACTAATTTGAAGAAAGTTTTTATGCCAGTTCCATATAATATTGGATTCGATTTATCAATTTATTGCAAACTAAATGATGATGCTCTTCAAATCGTTGAGCAAATTTTACCATGCTTTCAACCAGCATTGAATCTAACAATTGACTTAGTGGATTCAATTGGAGAAAAAAGAGATATGCCAATCATTCTGAATAATGTTTCATTTACAGATGATTATGAAGGTGATTTCAGTACAAGAAGAGCTTTAATTTATACACTATCATTTACTGTTAAAACATATCTGTTTGGTGCCATTTCCGATACAACAGACGGTCTTATCAGAAAAGTTCAAGTTGATACATATAGTGGTACAAATACAACCTCTGCTAAGAGGGAAATGAGATATACTGTCACTCCAAAGGCACTTGAAGATCTGAACAATGATGGAGTCATAACACAAATTGATGATGCACTTCTTGGACCAGATGATGACTTTGGATTCTCAGAGACAACGGAATTCTTTACAGACTCTAGAAGATACAATATTGTTCAAGGTGGAGATGTATAAAATATCATGCCTGGATATGAAAATTTAGATTTGACCTTTAATACAGATTCTAGCATCGTTGAAAAACAACCAACAGATGTTGAAATTGTTGGTGGAAATAAAGATGATATTAAAAAAGATTATGAATATACTCGTGCCAATTTGTATTCTTTGATTGAAAAAGGTCAAGAGGCCATCAATGGCATTATGGAGCTTGCGGGAGAAGGTGGTAGTCCTAGGGCATATGAAGTTGCTGGACAACTCATTAAAAGTGTTGCTGATACAACTGATAAGTTGATTGACCTTCAAAAGAAACTTAAGGAAGTAGAAGAAGATAAGGTTAAAACAACAAATGTTACTAACAATAATGCACTATTTGTTGGATCAACTGCCGATTTGTCAAAACTACTTAAACAAGGTTTTCTAAATAATAAAGAGTAATGTGTTTTTTCAATGAGTTGGTCTGACAAATATAAAAGATCAATAAATTGTGATAATCCTAGTGGATTTTCTCAAAAGGCTCATTGTGCTGCTCGTAAAAAAAGACAACGTGGTGAAGAGACTAAATCCGAATCTCCATTCAATGAAATGCACGAAGTAAAGTCCCATAAGACAGTTGAACAAATTGCAAAGAAACATCGCCTTGAAGTTTCTTTTATAAAAAAGCAACTTGAAATGGGAATTCCAATCGAGCATGAACACACAAAGGATAAAGATCTTGCAACAGATATTGCTCTTCAGCATCTAGATGAAATTCCAGATTATTATACTCGTTTGAAAAAAATGGAGGCAGATGCTAAAAAACATCATAAGAAATTTAAAGATGTAAAGGAGCATTGTGGTTGTGAGGATGATGCTGTTGAAGAACTCGAATCAGGATTAAAAAAATTAGATGATACTTCTTATGATTCTATTGATGGTCTCATGAGAAAAATTATGAAAAAGCATGATATGACTGCTAAACAATTGCATAATGCATTTGTTGATAAGCATCAAAAAACTCCAGATGATTGGATTAATGAAGGAACCCTTCACCATTGGTTTAAAGGTTCCAAATCTAAAAGTGGAAAACCAGGATGGGTTCAGGCAGATGGTTCTCCATGTGCAAATGAACCAGGTGAAACTAAAACTCCTAAATGTTTTAGTAGCGGAAGATTAAAGTCTTTAAAGAAAAAAGGTAAAAAAGGTGAAGCGTTAATTAGATCAGCAATTCGCCGTAAGCGTCAAAAAGATAAGGGGCAGCAACAAAAATCTGGAGCAGCAAAACCAACAAATGTTCCAACTTTTGCTAAAGGCAAAAAAGATAAAAATTACGTCAAAGCAGAACCAGGAATCAAAGAAGCAATGGAACTCAACGAAGCATCGAAAGATAAACCAGGCAAAGGTAGTGGTAACAAAGATGCCTGTTATCACAAAGTAAAAGCAAGATTTAAGGTTTGGCCAAGTGCATATGCATCTGGAGCACTTGTTCAATGCCGCAAAAAAGGTGCTGATAACTGGGGAACAAAATCAGAGAGTACTAATGCACTTGCATATGATTGGGATGGTCCAATTTTTGAAAATGAAATGAGATATTGTCCAAAGTGCAAAAAAATGGAAAAGATGCGTGAGTGCAGATATGGTCCAAAATATTGGTCCATGTTTTCAATACCATACGAACCATCAAATCAAGAAAAATTTAATATTGCAACGGTCCATCCTGCTAATGAAGCCTATGACCACGAGTATTCAATGGCTCGTTCAGAACTTTCAACAATCATTAAGGCTGCAAATAGACTTAAGAAAAAAATGAAGAAAGGTGAAGGTGAGATAGAAGCATGGGTTCAGTCAAAGATTACAAAAGCAGCTGATTACATCGACACTGCAGCAGATTATGTTGATAGTGGTGAAATGAATAAGGAGAGCGTATCTATTGAAGATGCTAATGGAAATCATTACGCAGAGTTTATTGATATCATCAAACCAGAACCATTAAAACCAACTAAAGGTATTGGTAGTGACTTACTTGGTGAAGGTCCTAGTTTTGAAATTGGTGGTAAAAAGACAACAGGTATGGGTGGAATGACTCCACAAGATGTTGATAGACTGAAGCAAGGGAATCCTGGTGCTGCTGGAAAAATAGATCAAAAATATCAACAGATTAGACAAGGAATCAATTCACCACTTGCTAAAAAAGAACCTAAAAAAGAGATGCAGGTTGCACATTATGAACCAGACTTAAAAACCTTCCAACAGTTTATGGAAGATTGGCAGAAAGTCAATCGTCAGGATAAAACTGATGGATTGAGTCAAGCAGCAGTAGATGCTTATCGTCGTGAGAATCCTGGTTCAAAACTTCAGACTGCAGTAACTGAGAAGAAACCAAAAGGTAAAAGAGCGAAACGCCGTGCTAACTTCTGCCGTCGAATGAAAGGCATGAAATCAAAACTGACTTCTGCAAAAACTGCAAGAGACCCAGATTCAAGAATTAACAAAGCACTACGTCGTTGGAACTGTAACTAAAATGAAATCTTTTCAACAATTTATTTCAGAAAGTATCACTATCAATGGTGATTTCAATGGAACTCTAAATGTAGGTTCCTCTCAACCAGAACAAGCAACCGAGTCTTTCTTTGCCGACGTTGTTTGGGAAGGGAAGATGTATCGTTTGGAAGTGGAAGGCAAGATGCTTCCCAAAAATGAACTTGCAGAACAAATCCAAGGAGAATATCCTGGAGCAATCGTTCATAACGTTTATCCAAATCAGGTAAATACTTCAAGAATTAAAAACGCACAAAGATATCAACCAGAGAGATTGTCTTGGGGTCAGTGATTTATGGCACAATTTAATAAAAGTACTCAAGATTTTTTAAATCAAGAGAGAACTCTTTTTGAAGTTAATATGATCGCCAATAAAAATGGCGAGGTAGTTACACTTGACAACCCATTTCCAGTTACTGGAACTGTTGGAATTTCATCAGATACTCTTATTACTATCAACCCAGATACAAATGCTGTTGATGCATTTGGTAGGAGTAGAGTTTCTGAACCATTTACTCTTGGCGACTACAAGCACTTATATGCTATTGACCCAAACTTTTTGGATAGTGTTTCTGGTGCAGGTTCAACAGTATCATTTTTGCAAAACCAAGCGTGTGCAAGATTACAAACTGGTATTGGAACAACTGCATTTAGTGTTCATCAAACGAAGTTTTATCATCACTATCAACCAGGAAAAGGACAACTAATTTTTAGTTCTTTTAACTTCTATGCTCCTCAACGAAATGCAACTAAAAGAACTGGATATTTTGATGATAGAGACGGAATTTATTTTGAACAGGTGGGTCTTAATACTTCTGATGGAATAAATACTGGTATTGGAACAAACAATTGGGTAATCAGAACTTTTGTAAGTGGTATTGCAACCGAAACCAGGATTCCACAATCACAATGGAACAGAGATAAATGTGATGGAACGGGAACTTCTGGGTTCAATTTAGATATTACAAAAACTCAACTTGCATTTATAGATTTTCAGTGGTTAGGTGTTGGTAGAGTTCGTTGTGGATTTGCTCATAATGGACAACTCATCACCGCACACGAATTCAACCATTCCAACTATCAGAGCACAGTTTATATTGCAAATCCAAACCTACCAGTTCGTTGCGAACTCCGAAATACTGGTGTAGGTATTGGAGCATCATTTGATCAGATTTGTTCTTCTGTAATGTCAGAAGGTGGATATGTAGAAAGTGGTATTGACTTTGCTTATACAATGAC